CAGCTTACTTAAGAGTAACAAGAGGTACTGGTAGAAGAGGTGCTGGTGCAACTGTTCCTGCTTTCATTGGAGATAATGAAGCAGCTCAAACAGTAACAGTACAAGGTTTATCATTTGAGATTATTGCAAAAGCACAGCCAGTTGAAGATAAAACAGCAACTGTAACAATTGTTGGTAATGAAACAGGAGGTAGTGTTACTATTAACTTGACAATTGAAAAACAAGAATTAGAAACAACTCCAGGAGTAGCTTTAGAAGCTATGTAAGATTATAAATAAGGGATAAAATAATATGGCATCAATTAAAAGAAATAAATTAGGATACGAAGGTTCGTCAATGATCGCTAGTAGAGGTAGATTCGGAGGAAGATTCAGACCAAGAGGACCAGGTAGAACAAGAGTTGCAAGACCAAGACCATTAAGAGAGTCTCCGGTACTTCAAGGTGATACTGTACAAAGTATTGCAAATCAAGCTCGAATCAGAAACATTGAAATTGAAAGAAGAGCTAGACAAATTGCAAATCAGTTAATTGCACAAAGAGAGCGTGCAAGGTTAGCAGCAAGAAATGGAAGAATTTATACGGAATTTGATCTTGATACTGATGTTATCCCTAATCAGCAAGAGATAGTAACAAAAGGACTTTTTCCAAATAATATTGGTAACCAAGTTAAATTTTTTACATCATCACTATTAACTGCAACTCAAAAAAGATATTATTATG